AGCTCGAAGCCACCAAGCAGGAAGCCGCCCGTGCGGCGCTGCCGGGCATCGAGTACGCCAAGAACGGCGAAGACGGCAAGTTCAGCCTGTGGCGTGCGATCCAGCTCGGCATCGCCGAGCAGGCCCCGAACGCCTTGAGCTTCAACCCCTGGAAGGCGAAGAGCCACGGCCTGGAAGCCGAGGTCATCCGCCAACTGCGCGACCAGATCGGCAGCGACCAGATCACCAAGGCGGCCATGAACATCGGCACCGACGCCGCTGGTGGCGCGCTGGTGCCGAGCACGGTCATGTTCGACTCGATCGTGCCGGAGCTCGAAGCCAACGCCGTGGCCTACCAGGCCGGCGTGCGCCGCATGGACGGCCTGCGCGGCAACTTCTCCTGGATCGTCGATGAGGGCGGGACCATCGCCTACTACATCGACACCGAGGCGGAGCAGGCGATGACCTCGAGCGAGAACACCTACTCGGTGATCAACGCTCGCGCCCACACCATGGGGGCGGAGACCAACTTGACCCGCGGGATGCGGATGCAGTCGGCGATCGCCATGGAAGCGCGCGTGCGCCAGGTGATCGGCCGCAAGCTGGCCCTGCGCGAGGACCGCACGATCTTCTTCGGCTCCGGCTCGGCGTCGGAGCCGCGCGGCATCACCAACGTGCCGACCTTGACCACGGCGGTCAACTTCTCGGGCATCACCTACACGGGCGCGACGCAGACCCTGACCGACAAGCTGCGCGAGATGGTGTACGCTCCGGCCATCAACCTCTACGACAACCCGGCCGGCCGTTGGGCTTGGGTGTCTCGCGCCGAAGTCGGTCGCAAGATCGCCAACTGCAAGGACGCGGACGGGCGCCAGCTCGTCCCGACCAACGACCGCGGCCGTCTGACCTCGTTGATGGGCCTCCCGTTCCTGGAATACAACCAGACGACCCCGGCCAAGGCCTCGAACGACGAGTTCCTTCTGTACGGCGACTTCAGCGCGTGTATCGCGCTGCACTGGGGCGGCCTCGACTTCAAGGTCGGGTACGTCGGAACCAACCAGTCGAAGGACGTGCTGACCGTCACGGCGTTCATGGACCACGACGTGATCGTGGAGCAGGGCAAGGGCTTCGTCCCCGCCGACAACTTCGCCACCACCTGATCCCAGGAGGACCAGCACATGCAACTCGATCCGAAAACCATCGCAAAGGCTCTTCCGGGGATCAGCCCGGCCAGCTACACCGCGGGGCAGACTGGCACCGCGATCGACGCCTTGGGCTACGAGTACGCCCTGGTGGTCATGCACTTCGGTGTGCTCAACGACAGCGCCGACCTCGCGATCAAGGTGCAGGACGACCCGGCGTCGGGTGGCGGCTACACCGACATCACCGGTGCGACCTACAGCGCCGTCGAGAACGCGGACGACAACACCGTGAAGGTGGGCCTCGTTCGCCTGCACGGCAAGCGTCGGTACCTGCGCGTCGTTTCGACCGCCGGCAACGTCAACGCCTGCGTGTACGGCGTGACGGTGATCCTGGTCCACGCCGACTACGCCAAGTCGCTGGAGCAGACCTTCTCCTTCAACGTCACCTGACCTGAGGCCGCCATGAAATCGACCCCTGAAACCACCTGGAAGCCCGGCTTGGCCTACGCGACGACGACCACCACGGTCGGCGCTGGGGGCTCTGAGACCGTGACCGGCGCGGCGATCGACACTCAGTCGTTCGACGTGATCGAAGTTCGGGTGATTCCTGGGGATGTCACTGGCGGCACGGTCGCCTTCGCGGTCCAGTCGTCCGTCAACGGCACGGACGGCTGGACCACGATCGCACCGACGGCGATCGTGTTCGACGAGAACTCGACGCCGACCTTCTACTCGGGCCTGATCCGCCTGGCGACCCAGCCGCGCTACCTGCGCGTGGCCGCGCTGATCACCGGGGCCCAGGGGGCGACCGCCGAATGGACGGCCGTCTACACCCTGGCAAACCCCGCCTACGGCAGCGACCAGGACTACGCCTACTTCTTCAACGTCACGTGAGCCCCTGGTACGTCGTCACCGAGGACCAGCAGATGGTCACGTTCCCCGCCGGCACGCGCGTCATGCTGTCCGAGGCCGACGCGCAGCCGATGGTCGAGGCCGGCGTGCTCCGCCTGGCCGACGACCGGGAGCTTGATCCCTCGGTGGCGCGGCAGGCGGGGCTCTACCGGACCCGGATGATGGACCCGGAGGATTCCTGATGGGGCTCCTGCTTACGACCACCTCGCGGGTCACGACCCTGCTGGGCATCGGGACCGGCACGCTGGCCGCGCTCGAGTCGGCGGCGCTGGACAACCTGATTGCCTCGGTCTCGGACACGATCGAGCGGTTCCTTGACCGGCACACGACGACCTCGGCTCGGACCGAGTTCTACGCCTGCGACGCGGGGTCCAAGTCTGTGCAGCTCCGGGGCTTCCCGGTCACTGCGGTCACGACGGTGCTGCACAGTGCCGAAGGCGACTTCGTGGACGGGATGGAGACCTTGACGGCGGACGAGTACCAGCTCGACGCGGAGTCGGGGATCTTGTTCTTCCGGCAGACCCGGGACCCGGGCCCGCTGGCCTGGAAGATCACCTACACGGGCGGGCTCGCGGCCGACACGACGGCCTTGATCGCGGCCTATCCGACCTTGGCGGACGCTTGCGAGAAGCAGGTCACGCACGAGTGGCGCCGCCGGCTGGCGCTGGCCCCGCAGTCTTCGGACCAGGGCGGCTCGAGCGTCAACTACACCGGGGCTGTGGACCTGCTGCCTGTGGTGCAGCGGATCCTGACGCCCTACCGGCGCATCACCTGGATGGCGTGACCATGGCTGAGCTGCGCGTTACCAGCAACTTCGCGGACCTGGAGAAGTACCTCAAGGGCCGCGGCCTGGCCGTGCAGACGGAGGGGGAGGCCCTTTCGACGCGCATGGTGGCGGCGCACACGCAGCGCATGATCAAGAGTTTCCGCGGCTACACGGGGCCGCGGAACACCGGGACGGTGCTCCAGAAGCGGACCGGGTCGCTGCGGAACGCCATGCGCTGGGCCAACGAGACGGCGGGCAAGGACGTGCGGGCATCAAGCTACGTCGCCGGCCCGATCTCCTACGCGCGCATCCAGGAGCTCGGCGGCGTCATTCGCCCGCGGCAGCGCAAGTACCTGACGATCCCGACGCCGGCGGTCCTGACCCGTGCCGGCGTGGTTCGCCAGGGCGCCCGGCCCACGAAGGTCGGCGGAACTTGGATGACGGCCCAGAAGATCCCCGGCCTCAAGCTGCGCGAAACCTTCATCCGCCGCAGCAAAAAGGGAGCCCCGGTGATCTACGGGACCGGCACCGACGGGGAGCCCGTGGCGCTGTGGGTCCTGCGCAAGTCGGTGCGGATCCCGCCGCGCCTGGGCTTCTTCGCCCAGTGGCAGCGCCTTGGGCCTGTGCACGCTGCGATGCTCGAGAAGGCCGGGGCCCAGATCCTGGAGGACCGCCGTGGCTAACCCTGCGCTGCCGCTGACGGTCAACCCGGCTCGGGTCGAGCCGCAGAACTACCGCCGCGAGCTGTCATCCTCGCGCGCCGAGGGCATGGTGCAGACCCGCGCCAGCTCGCAGACGGTGAGCGTGACCACGTCGAAGCGCGAGGTGCGCCGCTGGGCCGTCGGCTGGGACCTGCTGACCACGGCGGAGCACGCGGCGTTGCTCGACACCTGGGAGTCCAGCCTCGGCGGGGCGCAGCCCGTGCTGTGGGCCCCGCCTGGCGAGTCGCCGCTCCTGGTCCACTTCCTGGAGTTCCGCTCTGGCGCCCCCGCGGGGCCGCGCTGGCAGGCGGTCGCTGTGCTCGAGGAGGCGCTCTAATGCCGTTTGACTGCGCTTCTGGGCGCCAGGAGGCGACCTAATGCCGCTTGCGTCCTGGGCTCCGAGCCCGACCTACACGAACGTGGACTACACGTCCACCTTCGTCACGGCGACGGCGACGGAGCGCCTGTCGATCTTCTTCCCGACCCTGCCGGCGCCGGCCGGCGGGTACCCGGTGCTGCTGTGGTTCGAGAACCCTGGTTTCATCGGCGGGACGATCCCGGCGACGATCGACACGGCGCAGGTGCTGCTGTTCGAGGCCCTGACGCGGGGCTGCGTCGTGGTCTACGCCAACACGTGCCAGACGAAGGACGTGGCTGAGGGCGGGCCGCCTGGCGCGGGCACGTTCGACCCGCCGCTGATCACGACGCCGCCGGATCAGGCGCACTGGAACGACCCGGGTTTCCCCAACTGCATGAAGTCCGCGTGCCACGCGGTGCAGTACCTCAAAGAGAACTCGGCGACGATCGGGATCAACCCCGACAAGATCTTCACGGCCGGGCGCTCGGGCGGCTCGGCCCCGGCGATGTGGGTGGCTCTGGGCCCCAACTGGGCGGACACGGCCATCACGCCGGCCGGGCAGTTCCGGGCGGGGATCTCGACCCGGACGGCGGGCTTCATCGTGCTCCAGGCGCACGCCTGGTGGTCGGCGCACAAGCAGTCGGGGACCGGGGCTGTGCCGCAGCAATGGGCGCCGAAGCTCAGCAACCCGGTCAACCAGGTGGCCGGCGCGTCCCTGGGGGGCTCGGACACGTTCAGCATCTACCAGGTGCGGTTCTCGCCGCTCAGCTACGGGATCAACCAAACCTTATACCCCGGGGTCCAAGCGCTGAACGCAACCCAGCGGGGCTTCCTCTACAGCCCTGGGCCTGTGTTCTCGGGGCTGACTCCGGCTGCGACCGAGGCGGACTTCGCCTTCAACGGCTCGGACCAGCCTGTGATCTCGGACAAGATCACGGCCTTCCACGACGGGTGGCACATGGCCATCCTCTATCGGCGGCTCAGGCAACTGGACCCCGAATGGTGGCAGACGAACTGCCGCCTGGTCTTCCAGGACTCGAGTGCGGGCGGCTACGGCGAGACGCACACGGCAAAGGACGACCAGGACGCTTTCCGCATGGCTGCGGAGTGGCTGGTTGGCGCTGCCGGCTTGGAGCCGGTGGCGCCGCCGGTCTCGGAGCAGATCCTGCGGGAGCTGGAGACGCGCCTGACCAACGTGGTCAAGGGCGCGAGCTACTACCACACTCCGCAGGCTGTGCGCCGCGGGCTGGCCGGGCTAATGGAAGGCCCCTATCCGGCGTTCACAATCGTGCCGCAAGGCACGGAGTACGCCGACCGCGGCGAGATGATGACCGACGCAACCACGGGACGGCTGCGCGTCACGATCGCCTTCATGCACCTCGGGAGCCAGGGCGACGGTAGTATCCAGCAGCGCGTGCTGGAGACCGAGGCGGACATCCGCAAAGCCCTGTTTGCGGACCCGCAGCTCAAAGGCCTGTGCATCGACGTGCAGCACGTCAGCACGGACTTTGCGTTCGAGCTCGACCAGAACTCGCTGGCCGGCGCCGAGATGGAGTGGGAGATCCACTACCGGACACCGATCTTCGACCAAACGACCCCCATCTAGACCATGGCACCCGTCATCCACCTCAAACAGCAGATCGCGGTCAAGCTCGAATCCGCCGAGGGCACCGAGGCTACCTCCTTCCTCGCGAGCGACCTCGTCCGGGTCATGGAGCCCGAGCTGGAGTTCCTGCCCAACGTGTTCCCGCGGAACCTCGTGCGCGAGAGCTTCGGCATCAACCCGGACTTCCGCGCTACCCAGGCGGCGGAGCTTCGGTTCGCGGTCGAGCTGGCGGGCGACACGCGCAACTCGTCGAGCTGGACGGCGGCCCCGCAGTGGAGCCGGCTGCTTCGCGCCTGCGGCATGGAAGTGCAGTCTCTGTTTTCTCTCGGCGTCACCGGGGGCAGCATCACTGGCGGACCGATTCAGCACGGCGAGACCCTGACCGAGGTCGGCGGCGAAACGGCGGTGGCCATCTCCGACTGGTACACCGGCGCCTCCGATATCCTTGTGCGGGCTCCTTCGCCCACCGCTTTTACCGGGAACCAGCTTGTGACCGGCAGCCGATCGGGAGCCACGTTCACCTCGATCAGCGGCGGCACCCCGACCCAGCTCGGCGGTCTGACCGTGGGCTTCGCTTGGATGCCTGTCACCACGGGCAACGCCACGACGAACCCGACCGCGACGATCTACTTCTACAACGACAGTGAGCTGATGATTCTCTACGGCGCCCGCGGCACCGTCGAGATCGACCTCCGCGTCCACGACCGCGCCATCCTGCGGTTCACCTTCCGGGGCATCTACAGGAGCTGGGGCAATTCCTCGATGCTGGACAGCATGGCGGCCACCGTCTACACCACGTACACCCCGCCGAGCTACGTGAACGCCGGCGCCACGATCAGCGACGGCGCGACCACGCTCTCGGGTTCCGACTTCGTTTTCCAGCAGGCGCAGATCAGCCTCGGCAACCAGCTGGAGATGCGCGAAAGCGCGAACGGAACCAACGGTTACCTTGCCTGCGTGGTCAACAACCGCGAGCCCTCGATGTCGCTGACGGTCGAGCAGCCCGGTGCCTTGACCTACAACTTCCCCGAAAAGATGCTGGCCGGCACCGTGGTCCGCTTCAACACGGCCTGGGGCTCGACGCAGTACAACCGCTTCCGCGTGAAGGCCGACCACGCCCAGATCGGGAACCTCCAGCGCGGGGTCGTGGCGCAGCGTGCGACCTGGGAAGCGAACTTCCGCCTGACCACGGGCCTGATTCACGGCGTGGCCAAGAACACGGCCGGCGTGGACAACGACTTCATCCTCTTCCACACCTGATCCATGCCCATCGCTCTGAACCCGCGCCAGGAGTTCGACTACGTCCTGGAGTGCGATCGCACCATGCCGCCCGAGCAGCAGACGGTTTTCCGCCTGCGCAGCCTCACGGTGGGGGAACAGGCCGACCTCGAGGACTCGCTCGCGGTGCGCCGCGGCGAGGACCTCGGGATCAACGTCGGATCTCAGAAGCTCCGCATCCTCCGCCTCGGGCTGGTCGGCTGGTCGAACTTCCGCGACGCCGCCGGCGCCGAAGTGCCGTTCGAGGCGATCAAGGGGCACCCGCGGCACGTGACCGACGTGTGCCTCGACCGCCTGGACTCCGAATGGCGGACCGAGCTGGCCAACGCCATCACCGAGCGCGGCCGCCTGGCCCCGGCCGAAAAAAACTGATCCAGGCGGCGGTCGCCAGCATCTGGGGGGACCTCGGTTCCCCCGGCCCCGACTGCCGCACGTGCTCCTGGCGCGACTCCGCTACGCGCGAGGCCTGGGGCTGCGAAGCCCCGGCGCCGCGCGCCGTGTGGTGGTCTCAGTGCCTTGAGTGCCCTGGGGCCGACTGCACGGTGTGCGGCGGCTCCGGGCGGGCCCCGCGGCTTCGCTGCCCGGGGCAAGAGATCCAGGCGGCCGACGGGCCCGACCAAGCGCGACTGCACAGGCTGATGACGACCTACACCCAGTACCACGGGCGCCAGGTGCTCCCGGCAGCCGGCGGCTGGCTCGACCAGTCGGCGGGCTGGGCCGAGGCCGTCGTGTTCGTGGACGGGGAGCGCGCCTGGTGGGAGGCGCAGAAGGAGCGCCGGGAGGCTGGCGGCTCGAGTCACGCGGAAGCGAAGGCCAAGGAGGAGGCGCGCCGGAAGGCGCTGTACGGCCGTGGCTGACGTTCGCAAAGAGCTGGAGATCCTGGTCCGGGTCAAGAACCAGACCTCGTCTGTCTGGGATGAGCTTGGCCGCAAGGGGCGCTGGGCGCTCGACCTGATCGTCGGCGCCGGGCGCAGGGTTGTCATTACGTTGACCAAGGTCTCCGAGTGGGTGAACCGCAACAAGTTTGGCCTGGCGGCCCTGGCCGGCGTGTCGGCTTTCTTTGCCTCCCGCTTCGTCAGCTCAATCCGTCAGATCTCGGCCTCGATGAGCGAGGCCGCGGCAACCGCACAGGAGCTCAACAGCCGCTTCTCGGTCGTGTTCGCCGACCTCGAGGAAGAGGCGGCCGGCTTCGGCGACGCCCTGGCCCGCGGCGTTGGCCGTGGTCGCCAGGAAGTGCGTGCCGGCCTGGCAGACTTCGGCCAGTTCTTCCAGTCGCTCCAGTTCAGCCGGGAGACGGCCACGGACCTGGCCAAGACGGTCACGCAGCTCGGCATCGACCTGGCGTCGTTCTTCGACCAGCAGGACGCCGAGACCTTCCAGCTCCTGCGCTCGGGCCTGGTCGGCAACGCGGAAGCCCTGGACCGCTTTGGGGCCAGGCTCACGGCGGCCGAGGTCGAGCAGGAGGTGTTCCGGCTCGGGCTGGCCCGCAGCTCGGGGGAGATGACGGCTCAGCAGCAGGTGGTGGCGCGCCTCAGCCTGCTGATGGACCGGTGGAAGAACGCCCAGGGCGACGCGATCCGCACGGCCGACAGCTTCACCAACCGCATGAAGGGCCTGCGCGGG